CGTCCGGGGTGTCGCCCATCTCCCCGATGAACACGTTGCTCGAGGTCCAGGGCGCTCCGAGCGCGACGATGAAGGTTTGGACCTCTTCGGCCAGGGTGGTCATGCGGTGAAACTCCGGGTCAGCGCCCCGGCGACGTACTGCTTGATCGTCTGCCCGGCCGCGGCCTCAGCAAGGCGGTACGCCGTCTCGACGAACTTGGCCTGCGTGGGCGGGGCGTGCTTGTTCTCGAGGATCTCGTGAACGTAGACGGCGTAGTCGACGAACCTTGGGTAGGACGCCCCGCCGTACAGGACCGACCCGCGGTACTGCCACTTCCCCACCCGCAGGAAGTGCGTGCGCCCGGTCCGCTTCAGGGCACCCGTCTCGACGGGGACCAGGATCTGACTGACCCCGAACGCCTGGTTCGTCAGCCGGCGCACCCCACGCGCCGCGGCTGACTGGACCCCGTCCGCTGACCGGATCATGCGGGCGTTCAGTTGCGCCTGCCCCGTGAACCGGATGGTGACTGCTCGGGCTGCCATCACCCCTCCAGTTGGTAGGTCTGGTGGTGGACACCGAACTCGTCGTACTCGGTGGTGACCGCCACAACCGTGGGGGTCGTCCCGTCCGGCAGCGTGACCACGTCGGTGTCGCGAAGTTCCCCTTGAGCGTCGACGATGAGCCGCGCCGACACGATCCGCTCTTCACCCTCGAGGGATCGCAGCCTGCGGTTGATCGGCTCAAGCCTGGCCCGGTACTCCACGGGCGACCCGAGCGTCGGTTCGTTGTACTTGTTGACGGCGGTGCGCTTGCGGACCTGAATGGTCAGCGGCATCAACTCGAGGAACTCGCGGGCGAGCGCCATCGGTCAGCCCAGCCGCGAGTCGGTGAAGGTGCCGGGGTGGTCCATGAAGCCTTCGTCGAAGGTGTCGGGCACCAGCGAGTCGTCGGCGTCCTTGCTGTCCTTCTCGGCGTGCGCGATGCCGAACACTAGGGGGCCGGCCCCACCGGCTGCGACAGCCTCCGGGGACCGGGATTGCTTGCGGAGCCGGGCCGCGGTGTCCGCGAACTGCTGAGTCATCTGCGAGTAGTTGATCGTCAGCGACCCGACGGTCCGGTCGATCCGCCCCGCGTACTTCGCGGCCAACTGCTCGCACGCCTGCGCGGCTGCCGTCTCGACGTCGTACTTGCCGAGCAAGTAGGCGATCTCTTCGTCGCTCATGTGGGGGAGGTCCTGGTCGGTGTCCCCCATGAGGAACCGGACCTCATCCTTCGGTGAAGCCGACGGGTCTGTGTAGGTCCACGCCACTGGCGGGCCTCCTACTCGTCGTCGGTGGCCGAGGCCAGCGTGTCCAACTGGGCGAGCAGCGTGCTGCGCTGCTTGCCGGCGCTCTCCGCGGCGTAGACCGCTTCGAAGTCGTCGGGGTTGGCTTCGAGGTGCTCCAGCACCTCAGCGACGGTGTGGTCTGCAGGGTCGAACGCCTCAGCCTCAGCGTCGCCCTCACCAGCGTCAGCGGCGTCGTCGCCGGCTTCCCCGGTGTCCGCGTCGCCCTCGGGGGCATCCGACCCTTCAGCAGGCTCACCGTCACCGTCGGGAAGGGGTGCCGGCTCGCCGCCCTCGTGGTTGCCGGCGTCCGACTCAGGTGAAGCCTGAGCCTCCGCGATGTCGTCCTGCAACAGCCCCCACAGGACGGGGTTCATCCGGAGATTGGGACGGGTCGGCACCTCGGTGCCTTCGCCGTCCAGCAGGTTGATCCGCCCGGCCTCGATCAGCGCGTGGACTCGGGGGATCAGCAGAGCGAAGTGGGAGACGTCGTCACCCGGCTGGTAGTCCTCACCTTCATGCCGCAACTTCACGGCTGCGAGGTACGTCAGGTTAGGCACGACGCCTCTCCACTTCGCTCGATGCTGCTTGCTGGTCCGGTCAGGAGATCGCGTCGCCGAAGAACGACCCGACGTCGGCGGCGACCAGTTTCTGGTCGTACGCCATGTCGATCTCGATCCGGTCGGACGACAGTTCCTCCATGCGGAACTTCTTGATGCGGCCACCGTGAGCGCCGGCTCCGAGGAGACCGGTCCAGGTGAAGGTGTAGCCACCCGACGGCATCTGCAGCGAGGGGCTGGGCGCTGAGTAGACCAGCAGCGCGCCCTTCGTGTTGATGATGTAGTCGATGGCGTCCGTTCCCTCTTCTGGGCCGGTGTTCTGCACGCCTCGCGCAACCAGCACCCGCTCGAGGTCGAACAGGCTCGCGAGCATCTCGCGAGTGATCTGACCCTTCTGCGTGTACTTGATGCGGTCGAGGATCGCCGGGTTGTTCCGCAGGGCGTTGTAGACCCGAGGGGACAGCACCAGCGTGTTCGGCAGGTAGCCGGTCTTGGACTCGATGTTCACCGACTCGTCAGCGATGTCGCTGATCGGGTCTGACGTGGCCTCATCCCACCGCTTGAACTGGCCTGCGGTCGGGGTGCCGGTGACGCCAGCGAGGTCGGTGCCCCACTTGCCGGTCCCGAAGTAGGCCGCTGCCCAGTCGATGTCCCGCTTGATCAGGCCCTGCTGCGTCACCCAGATGGTGGCGTCGCGGTCCTGGTTCAGCGGCTCATCGCTGTTGGCGCGGGTGTCGTCGTCGATGTCCTTGTGGACGGACTTCTTGGAGCAGAAGTACGTCGGCGTGGAGTCGAGTCGGTACCCGCCACCTGCGGAGGGAGTGCCCGGTGCCCGCAACTTCATCTCCGACCGGAAGAAGTCTCCCTTGTCGTAGGTGAAGTACCGGTCTGACTGCTTGGCGACCGGGATCGGGGGGAACACCTTGTCCGCGACGAAACTGTCGGCGGACTGGAAGTACGCCACCGACATGTTCGTCAGGGGCCGATTGACGTGAACGTCTTGAACTGCTGGGTTCGGCATCGCTCAGACCTCCTAGGCTGCCGTCGTCGGGACAGCGCCCGCGTGGGTGATGAGGATGGAGCCGATCGCCCCGGCCACCGCCGCCTCGACACAGATGCCGAGAACGTGCGATCCGACCAGGGGATCCGATGCCGCACCTGCGTCGGACGTGTTCGTGGTGCCGGCAGCGGCTACCACAATCCGTCCGTCGGCTGCGGTCTTGACGTACTGGCCCTCGTCGATACCACCGGTACCGGCAAGCACCTTGCTCACGCCGCCGACCGCGACCTGCGCGACTCGACCAGCGGCCCCCGGCTTGTCCTGCAGGATGCCGATCACAGGCTCGCCCGCGGCGTTCGCCACGGACACTGTGCCGGCTGACCCGAGTTCGACCGCCTTGTACTGGTCTGCACTCAGGTCACCTGCTGCCGGGAAGGACAGGCAGACTGGCGTGTTCTCGGTTGCCATCAGCCGCGCTCCTTCTCGTAGTCAGCGTAGAGCGACGGGTCGGCCTGCATCGCCTTGTCCACCGCCTGCTCCTTGGTAAGTGACGGGTCCTTCTCGAGGACCGCCTGCGCGGCCTTCTCGATCCGCTCGGACCCGCCCAGGTTGGCCTCGCGGCCACCCTTGCCGAGTTCGGCGAACAGCGCACCGGACTCGATCTGGCCGTTGGCCTTGGTGAGCAGTTCGTCGAGCGCCCGGAAGTCAGCCTCTGGCATGTGCGCCTGCGCGGACTTCAGCAGGTCGGCAACGCCGCGGGCCTCTCCCAGGTGACCGAGGGACTCGGCCTTGGCGAGGGCCTCGCGGTCCTCGCGTGCTTCACGCTCTGCCTTGGCGATCGCCTGAGCGTCCGCGGCGGACTTCTCGATGCTCTGGACGTACTCGACCAGAGCAGGGTCCGCGGACTTCAGCAACGCCTCGACGCCCGTGTCCGGCTCGTCACCTTCGAGGCCACCCTTCTCAAGGCGGTCCTGCTGCTCGAGGACTGTGTCCTCCAACTTGGTGACGTACTCAGCCACCTCGGGGCTAAGAGCAGACTTGTCGATCTCGTGAGGCATTGGTTCTCCTTTCGCCCCAGCGACCTTCCGCTTCTTCTTGCCGCCCCCGAGGGGGACGGGTACATGGACGTCATCGGGAGTGGGATCGTTCTTCGCGAGGCGGATGTGGGAATGCTGATTGGCAGGGCGTGGGACCAACGACACTTCGTCGGTCCTGACCTTGCTCAGCCGGTTAGCCACTGAGTCCTCCCGCGCTTCGTTGATGCGGAGCGTAACACCCAGCGACACCGTGTCTCGGCATCGCAGGTGTGTCGTGATCGAGTGTCGTCAGTCTCCGCACCCACGGCATGGGGTTCGTGCTGCTGCCCCCAACGCTACCGCGAGCGGGTCGTTCGGGGTGGGCATGCCCTGCCGGGACGCGCCGAGTGCCTTCGCGATCCGGTCGAGCCGTCGCCCCTTCTTCACACCTTCGGCTGCGGCCCCGGTCCCCTTCGGGATCAGACCCATCGCCATCGCGAACGCGTTTGCGAAGTCGAGGGCGGCACCGATGTCGAGGTCGATCATGTTGACCGGCATCTCGACGTCCCCCAGTTTGCCGTCCTGCAGGTCGACCCCGACTTTCGCCGCCCAGCGGTGGTGCCCATCGACGATGTACCCGTCGCGGGTCACGAAGATGGGGGCGTCGGGGATCTTCCCCGCCTCCATCGCCTTCGTCATTCCGGCGACCTTCGGGCCGACCAGTTCGGACTGGGATGCGCGGAGGTGGCTGGCCTTCACCGTCTTGGGGGTCACCTTGATCCCCATCACCTTCAGCGCGGCCGTGAACTCTTCCTCAATGTCGGCTTCCATGTCGGGGTCGTCGTTGACCTTCGCCCCGGCTCGGGAGCCGGCTGCGGCCTTCCCCTTGAACTGCGGCATCTTCGCCCGCGGGATGCCCTTGGAGTCGTGGCAGAACAGGTTCGTGCCGGGCACGCTGATCTTGCACAGGTCAATGTCGGGGGCGGACTCCCCCTTCGCCTTGGCTTCGTTCGCCAGCGACGCCAACTTGTCGAGCAGCGACGCGACCTCGTCGGGCTGCTCGAGGCGGACGTGCTTGCCTTCGGCGAGCAGTCGCACCGCCTTGTCGAGGTCTTTGCCGACCGCGACCGGGTCCTCAGCGGTTCCGGACCCGTCCGGCTTCCCCTTGGACTTGATCGCTGGGGCTGCAGCCTTCATGCCCTTCTTGTCGCCTCGGGCCGCTGCTTCCCCGGCTCGTGTGACCGTGCCCTTCGGGAGTCCACCCCACTTCTTCGCCTTGTCCATGACGTCGTCGATCGGCTCACTGGACCCGAACGCGGTATCGGCGAACAGCCGGCCGTTCTTGGAGTTCGCCCAGGTGAAAAGCGCTTCGTCGCTGACCCCGTTCGCCCTGGCGTACCGGAGCAAGGCGGCGTCCACCTCAGCGACTCGCTCGGTCTGGGCCGGGGATTCCGGGTCGGACCCGTCGAGCGCGTTCTGCCGCTCCCCCAGGTACCCGTACCCCTGCCAGTCGTCGTTGCTCATCATGGAGTCGAAGGTGTCGCGGGCCTTGTTGCGGAGCACCTGATCGGCCATCGCCTGCGTGACCTTGGAGTAGCCCGACTGTCGGCTCGGCTCACCTGCGCTCTGCTTGGCCTTCAGCCCGTCGACGAGTTCCTGCTGCTTCGCGGACAGGGGTGCCTTCGCGCTGGCCTTCGCGCCGGCAGCGGTAGCCGCCTGCCGGGCCTGCCCGCGGCGGGTGTCGGTGCGAGGCTTGTAGGAGTCCCACTTGCCGCCTTGTGCGGCGCTGGCCGCGATGAAGGCTGCGTCGGAGTCCCCGGCGATCCCTTCGTCGTGCACCTTCCCGTCGGGTCCGGTGATCCGCCATACCTCGTTGCCGGCTTCGTCGCGGTACAAGGACCCGTACCGCTGCAGTGACGTACCGGCGTCGGCGTCAGCGCGCACCGCCTTGTCCTTGGCCCGCTCCGCGTCGACCTTTGACGGCTTCTTCTTGGCGGGGGTCTTGCCGCTCATCGCCGAGAGTTCGGACTGGTCCGGCACCCCGCCGCGACCTCGGACCTCTTTGCCGGGCTGCCCCTTCCCGTTCAGTGTCGCGCCTTGCGAGGCGTGCTGTGTCTTGCCGTTCACCGTCGCCGCCCGGAACCGGCCCTTGGTGTCGAACTCGACCACGACCGGCTTGTTGCTCGTGTCGGTCAGGGAGTAGCGGACCCCACCGGAGGTCTGCTTGAACGAGTCCTTGCTCGGCGGCATGGTCTGCACCTTTGTGCCGGACACGGTGAACGACATGCCGTGGCCGTCCTGCAGCGCCGCCGCGAACGCCTTATCGAACGCGCTCCCCAACGGGTCCAGGGTGCCGCCGTGGCTCTTCTGGTTGTGCCCACCGGGCAGGTGCTTGACCACCGCGGCTGCGTGCAGCGCGGCGACCAGCGGGTCCGTCCTGTCGCCTTTCGCGACCGGGGTGAACCGCTTGGTGACCTTCCCGACGGGGTTGTGGCCGGGTTCCCGCTTCCCGACCCCTCCGATGCTGAACCCGGTGTAGCGGCCCTTCTTCACCCCGTCCCACACCCCGTCGTCGTGGACCTTGAAGCCTACCCACCAGCCGTGCGGCAGCGCGTCGGGGGCCAGCCCGATCGCCTCGAGTTTTTGCGGGGTCGCCACGAACGACTCCACCATCGTCGCCACGCCCTTCCGAAGGTGCGTGTCGCCGCCGTCTCGGGAGTGCAGGACGTAGTCGTAGGCGGTGTCCTCCAACTCGTCGAGGGACTCCCACCAGTCGTCCTGCTTGTCGATCACCGTGGCACCGTCGAGGACGGCGACGTTCCCCCACCCGAACACCAGCCGCTGGTCGTCGTCGGTCTTGGTGATCGTTGCCTGCACCTTCGTGGCTTCCACCGTTGTCTCCCTCACGCCTTGGCCTTGAGCGCTTCCCATTCAGCGACCGCCTTCGCGGCCTTGGCTCGGGTGGCAGCGGTGACGTCGCCGCCTCCCGCCGCCCATCGCTTGATGGTACCGATCGCGATGGCGATCGCCTGCGACTTCGGACGGCCCTGTCGGATCAGCGCGTGCGCGATCGCCCGCACGAACGAAGGCAGGTCACCGCCCGCCCGCTCAATCCAGTTGTCGTCGTCGCCCGGCTTCGACGCAAGGCTGGACGTGTCGTACTTCGCGATCACCGAGTCGATCCGGGCTTGCCGCTCGACGGCCTTCTCCAGCGCGACGTCGTCCACCTCGGTGTTCTCAGCGGTCGGGAATGAAGGGGGCGCATCCAGCCCTGGCAGCCCCTGCCCGAACGGGTCGGGGTTGTAGCGCTCGGTGTCCCACGACTTCATCACCCCTGCCGGGTTCGGGTGGACCAACGACAGCAGCGACGTGTCGCCCTCACCTGATGCGTCCGCCTTCCACGCCGGGTTAGCCATTCCAGGTCACTCCCTCTCCCAGGTACTCCTTGATCTGACTTTGCGGGACCGAGGGGTCGAAGGCGACCACCTCGTATCCCAGACCTGCCGGCATCATGATCTCCCCTTCGCCGCCGCCTTCGCCCATGCTCGGGTATGCGCTGCCGTGCGCGCCCAGGACCCCGTCCCGGTCGAACACGCCCCGCCACACGACCACAATGTCGCCGCCCCCGGTCACCCCACCCTTGGCTGCCATGCTCGGGTGGACGGTGAAGGACGCCACGCCCCGCTGCGAAACGGTGTCTGTGACCTTCGCCCACTTCACGTCCGTCAGGCCCTGCGTGTCCGACCCGGAGTAGACCGGCACCCCGTTCTGCTGGCACCACGCTTTGCTCAGCCGGGTGCCGCGCAGCACCGCCACCGACTCAACCCCCGCCTTGGCCCACTGCTTCTGCGCCCCGTAGTTCCAGCCGGCGAGCGCCGCCAGGTACTTGTTCCGAAGGGTCTGGTTGGACTTGTAGTCCGCGAGGTACGAGTACTGCCCGTTGGAGAACTGCAGCGTGATCCACTGTCCGGTGTGCGGGTTGTAGATCTTGAAGTATTGCCCCGCCGTGCCGGGCGGGTTCGGCTGCTTCTCCACCGACTCCAGGTCGAACCCGTACCGCTCGAGCGCGGCCCACTGCAACCCGAGCACGTCGGACTGCGTGACCGCCCCTCCCCACGACGACGCCCACTGCTTGAGGGTGGACGCGTCGAAGGTGTGCCCCCACGCCGCGGACGCTGCCTTCGCCATGTCGCCCGCCGTTGTGTGCGGAACGTCAGCGAAGAACCCCGTCTTGGTTCGGGCCAGGTGCGCCTTGAAGAAGTTGTTCCGCTCGACGTCGTCCCGCGACGGGTGCTTCGGGTTCGAAGGGGACGGGTCGAATGAGGCCGGGTCGAGCAGCCCGGACACCTGCCCGGTGATGCCGGCCTTGTGGGACTCGGTGGCGTTCTGCATCCACTGGTCCCACTTCGCGGCGAAGTCAGGCGACGAGTCGTAGACGGTGCGCCAGTCGGAGTAGGTCCACGGGTCGTACGACTGCGGTGGCTGCTCAGCCCACGGCCCCTCCCACTTGTCCGGCGCGACCCAGTCGACCGGCTTCCACTTCTCCGAGTACGGCCCGCCCTTGAGTTCTTCGACGACGTCGGCGAACTTCGACCAGTCCCACCCTCGGGCCGCGTTCAGCGTCTGCATGTCCGACGAGTCGTACCCGTTGGCTGCCCTCACCGAGTGCGCCGCTCGAGCGACCCGGTTGAACTCGTCGGGGTCGTGAATGTCGGTTCGCTGCGCGAACGCGAGCGCCCCAGCAATGTTCGCGAACCCGGTGGCGTCCGCGGACTGGCCGGTGTTCGCTGTCTCCACCGCCCCAGACGACCCAAACCAGGACACGGCGTCCTGGTAGTCGTCGTGGGACTGGAAGCCCAGGTGGGCGATCTTCTTGTTCTCGTATGCGAACTTGAAGTTCATCTCCGGGTGGTCCGGCAGGTTCACCCCCAACTTCTCGGCCATGTCGAAGCGGCGCTTCTTCAACTTCTCCTTGACCGTGGGGGCCTGCACGTCGCTCAGCGCGAACGAGTCAACAATCGCATCAATGTCGGCGTCGGTGATCTTCGCGACGGTGTCGGCGAACGACTCCCGCACCTGCTCGTCGGTCATGTCCGAGAACAGTTTCGTCGTGTCCGACGACACCCCACCCTTGCCGCGCATCGTGTCGATCTCTTTGACGTCGAAGGTGAAGTCCTCACCCTTCAGCCCGCCCTGCGCCCGGTACAGCATGGACCCGCCGACGTCGACCCGCAGCGGCTCCCCATCGACGGACAAGATGTTGTCCCAGCCGGTGCCGGCCACATCCCAGTTCGCAATCCACGCGTCAATGGCGAACCCGCGGTACAACTTCGTCTTGAAGCCGGGGTCGTTCATGGCGTCGCCGAGCGACTTCACCTTCTGCCCGTCCTGCCCGACGATCTCGGACTTGACTCCCAGGTGTGCAGGGCTGGCCGCTCCCCCGCTTCCCAGTTCGGACTTCCGCTTCCGGACGTCGATCAACTCGACGTTCGGGACGGGCACCCCTGCGGCGGCGTAGACGCGTGCAGCGATCGCTTCGTTCTTCGACCGGTCGTCGTACTTGTACGGCTCCTGCCCGCCGTAGGACTCCTTGACCATGCCGACCTTGATGTACCACTTGCGGCCGGCTTCGTCGGTGTAGAACCCTCCGGGGTTGGATCCGGACTGCTTCGCCTTGTACGGCTGCGCCGACCATGACGTGTCCCAGACGTCGACCGCTCCGCTGGGCAGCACGATCGGGACGGCGGGGTCGACGTAGGGGTCGTGGTCGGTGGGCGTTGTCGGTGCGGCTGGCGCGGTCGACGGGGTTTGCGTGGGAGACGGCTTGCCAGCGGGTGGCGTGGACGTGTCGGTGGTGCCGTACTCGTCGCTGGTCGACACGATCGCCATCAGCGGGATCGTCTCCATCCCTGTCGACGTTTCGATTGCGACGTCCTCGCCGCCTTCGATCCCGAACACCGTTCCGGTGACGGTCTGCAGGTTGTCGTCGGGGTCGTGGTAGGTGATGGTCTGCACGGTTCCCTCGGTCGCCATGTCCCCGAGGTACTCAGCCCAGTCCTGCTCGGTCCACACCGACTGGGGGTGGTCGTCGTCCAGTTCGGGGTCGGGTTGGGGGGCTGGTTCATCGACGTCGAAGGTCTTGGTCGGCTTCGGGTTCGGGGCGAGCATCGAGTCAGATCCGAACCCTGGTGGCGCAGTGATCGGCTCACTTGAGGTGGCGCTGCTCACCGCGGCGATCGGCGCGGTCCCGACCAGTCCCTCGGGCATCGCCACCTGCGGCGGCTGAGAGGGCTTCTGGGCCGGCTTGGGGCTGGCGGGGGCCGCGGGGATCGGGCCGGGCTGGAGGTGCTCGAATCCGGGGGCCGGGGCGGACCCTGCCTCGTGCTCTTCCACCACGTCCAGCACGTCGTAGGACACGAAGATCGAAGCGTTCGGGTCGGCCATGTGGTCGCCGTGGAATTGGAAACCGTCGGTGCCGTACGAGACGACGTGACCGGTCGCCTTCGACGGCTGCGGCGGCTTGCTCGTGATCGTCACCTTCGCCTGGTTCTTCGCCGCCCCGATGATGTCGGACTTCGGCCCCGCGGGTTCAGCGTTCGCCGGCTCAGCAACGTACGGCTTGTAGTCCTCGGGCACCATGTCGTACCCGTTGACCTGCACCACCTGCGACGGTTTCGACGGCTGCCCGTCCATCATCAGCCCCGCGGTCTGGTAGTACTCCGGGCCGGTCGGGTCGATCGTCTTGATGTCCTTGATCTTGACCTTCGTCTTGACCCCGTCGTCGTCGACGAACTCGACGGTCACGGGGGTTCCCTCGTGGATGGCGTTGACGTAGCCGCCCGCCCCGCTGCCGTCCCACTGCACAACGTCGACCTTGTACCCGACGTAGGGGGTGAGCAGCGCGATCTTCTCGGGAAGGTTCTGGTGGTACTTGTAAAGTTTCAGCGCCTTCGGGGGCTGGTCGAAGTTCTCCACCGGCAGCCCGGTCTTGTCGACCGCGTAGACCTCAGTCGAAGCGACCGAGATCAGGTGCGTTCCGTTCGGCAACGCCGGCCCACCGGGTGGTGCCTTGAACGTCAGCACCGGGGAACCGCCAGCGCCCAGCGGTCCGGTGTAGACCGCGTCCATCCCGCTGACGTGGTACAGGTGGCCGGGCTTGAAGTGCTTGACCGACTCCCACCCTGCCGGTGCGGTGAACGGATCCCCGGCGACGTGGTCGACGTAGACCGCCTGCGCGGGTGCGCTCGGGGCCGGGGTCGTGTCGGTGGACCCGACCACGATCTCGTCGACCGACTTGAAGTACTGCTTCCACGCGTCAGGGGTGGCTTCAAGCCCGGAGGCGGCGGTCCCCGACCACCCGATGAAGTTCGGGTTCGTCGGTTTGCCTTCCTGGTACATCACGTTCGACTGGTAGAAGTCGTCGTTGAGGACTTCGATCGACTGGACGTTCTTGACGTGGACCATCTGCGACATGCCGGTCTTGGGGTAGACGCGGACCATCATCGGGGACTTCCCGAAGGTGGCTTGTAGGTAGCCGGTGACCGGCCCCTCGGTGGTTTGCAGCGTCACCTCGCGGTTGGCGTAGGCGCTGATCACGTTCCGCTTCTCACCGACCTTCCACCCGGTGTGCATGAACGAGTGCTTGCTGGGGGTCAGTTTCACCTTCGAAGGTGTCGCCCGTCGGGTCGCTTTCCACGGGTGGTCAGCGTTCGGTGGCTGCCCGTACCGGACCCCGAACGGCATTTCGGAGTTGCCGTACTTCGATCCGGGGTCGAGCACGTTCCAGACGTGCTGCGGCTTCGCGCCGTTGTAGGCCGGAATCGGCCCCATGTAGCGGGCGGTGAAGGTGCCGCCGTTGTGGTCCTCGACGTCGTACTCTTCGCCGGGCACCAGATGCATCAGCGATTCGAAGCCGGCCTCAATGTAGAACGGCTCACCTGTGTCGTGGTCGACGTAGGTGGGCCTGCCACCGGGAGCGTCTGGCTCGTCGGGCGTGGTGGTCGCTGGGAACGTGGGGATGTTGTGCCCCTGCAGCGCGGTGCCTCCGGTGATCTCCGCGACGAACGCGATCTGCGTGAGGGGGATTTCGTAGTAGATGCCGTTGTCGCCTTCGACGGTCACTTCCATCGCGGACACGGACTCAACCTTCGCCTGCGACTTCACCTCGGTGGAGTTGTCCGGGTCGTTTGTGGTGAGGACCACCCAGTTGTTGTCGCCGGCTGCGCTCGCCAGCGTCGCCTGGATCGCCGGGTCGACGTTGTCGTAGGTCCAGACCTCGGGCATATCGGTCTTGATCGGGTTGGTCAGGTTGCCCGCTGGGGCCTCGGGTTCGTCGTTGACCAACTGCAGCGACTGGACGTCCTCGGGGTGGACCTTCCCGCTCGTGGTGACACCGTCAGGGGTGTCCCACTCGAGCCAGAAGTACGGGGTGTTGTAGTCCTTGCCGAACCCGGTCACCTTCCCCTTGATCGGGGTGATTCCGCCCTTGAGGGTGACGGCGACCTGCTGGCCGGCGAAGACGTTCTTCCCGTCGACGACGAGCCCGACCAGGGCCGGCTCGGGTGGCTGCAGCGGACCGTCGGTGGGCGGGTCGATCCACTGCAGCGTCGCCGACCCGTTCCCGAACAGCATCTTCTCGTCGGGGTTGGCGGTGGACTGCCACTTCGCGTTCTGCCAGCCGCCGTCGTCGAGGTTGGCGAGGATGGTGAGGGTGCCGTCCTGCATCTGCCCGCTGGGGGTCATGTACTGCGCGCCCTGGATCTTGTAGACGCCGTGTCCCTCCGGTTCGGAGAAGGTGGCGGTGGCGGTGTTGAACGTGAACGTGTCGCCGCCGTTGGCGCTGATGCTGAGCCCATTCGGCTTCTGCCCGTTGATCGCCTCGTGCAGGATCGCCGCGTCCCCTCCCGTTGGGGCCTGCGTCGGGGCCGGCTTGAACGCGGGGTTGACGGCGAAGGTCCCGTTGTCGGGCCACGTCATCTTGTCGGTGGTGCTGATGAACTTCGAGTGCTTGGTGGCGTCCGTCCAGTCTTGGAACAGCACCAGGCCGGGCACCGGGTCCTTGCCGCCGAGCGTGATCTCTTCGATCTCGGAGTTGTGTGTCAGGTAGATGTCAGCGGCGACGTCCCCACCGGGCGCTTCGACCGCGAACCACGTCTTGCCGTCGCCGGCTGCGACCACCCGCGCCGTCACGGGTGGGCCGAGCATCCCCTTGAACTGGACCGACACCCACAGGTCCGACTCCGCTGCGGTCTTGGCGTTGGCCTGCAGCAGCGCTGCCGCGGTGTCGTTGTAGCCGGCGACCGTGACCGGCTCGAGTCCGGCCACGTCCGGCACCCCCTCGGGGCCGGTGGTCGTCGTGGTCGCCTCGGGCTTGCCGGGGAGGGTCTGCTCCCACGACGGGTCCTCAGTCCACTCGGTCAGCGTCGGCTTCGTGAAGTTCTTCGCGCCCGCGAACGCATCCTCGCTGAAGGTTTGCAGCAGGGCAGGGCGACCCTTGGCGTCGAAGGTCAGCGTCGCCGACGACACCGACGGGTCCGGTCCTGCGCCCGCCGCCGTCAGCACGGCACCGTCAACCTCCACCCGGTTGTTCTCGAAGTCGTAGGTGAACGTGCCGGTGAGCGCGTGATGGCCGGTGTCGGACCACATCTGCACCGACCCGAACACGGGGCCTTGCGCGAGCGCGGCTTTGAAGTCGGCGGCGTCGAGCAGATCCGGTTTCACCTCCGGGGCGACCGGCACCGGGTCCGGGGCGTCCGGTGCGGTCGACCCCTTCGGCTTCTTGCCGGGGATCGGCGGCGGCAGCGACTCGTCCAGCGGGGACCACGGAACGTACGGCTTGCCGGCCTTCGCTTCGTACCAGGCGTTGAAGTCGTTGCGGTACTTCGGGTCGCGAGCGTAGGAGGTGACGTGCGCCGTCCACTTGTGGGGGTCGGGGAACGCCGGCCCCATGTTCGGAACGATCGCGTCGAACAGCCACGGCGTCTTGGCGAACTGGTTGCCGTGCGACTTCTGGTTGTGCAACCCCGGCAGGTGCTTGAGCAGCCGGGTCGCTCGAGCCTGCTGGTAGGAGCGGACGAACCGGCGCGTCTGCAGCGACTTGGCGACGTCGATCCGCCCATCCTTCCGCTGGTTGTGGCTGAAGTAGTCGAACCCTGGCACGGGCGGGCGGTTGCGCGGCAGCGCGGGAATGTACGCCATCAGTTCTGTCCCTCCGGTGGCTGCCAGCCGGGCGGGTGAAACGCCCACACGTCGTACGGGCTGAACCCGTCGGGTGCCAGCGGCAGCGTGATCGGCTTGCCTTCGTACTCCGACTCCCACGACTTCGTGCTCGTCTGGTCAGCGTAGTGCCCGTACAACCACGCTTCCTTCTCGAAGAAGTTCCCGCTGTACCCCTTGTCGGCCATCTCCGCTGAGTACTGCTTGTCCATGTCGGGGTAGGCGTAGTGCTGACCGACGTGGCGCATCTCGTGGACCAGGGTGTTGTTGATGACGTACAGCGCGGCTTCGGGGTAGTTGCTCGAGCCGGGGCTGGCCTCCGACAGCGGTTTGAGGTTGATCCGGACGGTGAACGTGTCCTTGCCGGTCCGCATTGTCGACCCGTACGGCAGGCCCGGCTTGGCGTCGCGGATCTCCAACTGCACCTTCGCCTGCTCGGGAATCCCGACCAGCGGGTAGATGTTCGCGAGGCGGTGCGGGGTGTACGTCAGCGGGGAACCCTTCGGGTCCTTGCGCTTGTCGAGGATCGTCAACCCCGGAACCCCGGACTCTTCCGCCGCAGGCTTGGCCGGCACCTTCGTCTCCGCTGCGCCGGCCATCAACTGGTCGACCCAGTCGTCGACGTTGTCCGCGACGGTCACCGGGTCGGGCGGGTCCGGGTCAGGTGCCCCCTTCGGCTGAGTGATCTTGTCGTCCGGTGCGTCCCACGGCAGGTACGCCTTCCCGAACGCGCCCAGGTGCCACTGGTCGTAGTCGTTTTTGTAGTTGTCGATGTTGTAGGCGTACGCCCACTTGTGCATCGCCCACTCGTTCTCGTTCAGGAACCCGCCGCCGTCGAGGATCCACGGTGCGGTGCCGGACCCGCCGTGGGACTTCTGGTTGTGCAGGCCGGGCAGGTGCTTGTCGACGGCTGCGTGCGCGCCGCCCTTGTGCTGCTTCCACAAAGCCCACAGCACGTTCATCCGGTCCCGCATCGCGGGGTGCAGCGTCATCTGCTTGATCTGGCCCTCGGTGAACCAGCCCCACCCACCCTTGACCGTCTCCCAGTCCTTCGCCTCCACATTGAACGGCTTGTCAACCTCAGCGAGGACCGTGGTGTACGCCCAGCCGTCCTCGAGTTCGTTGCGGTCCTCAGCGACGACCTTGTAGTTGAGGTGGCCGGGGACGTCGCCGACCTCTTCGGCCAACTCACGCTTCGCGCCGTCCCCAGGGGTTTCGTCCCGGTCGATCGCGCCTCCGGGGACCGCCCACGTTCCGCCTCCCCCCGAGATGGAGGCGGACCGCTTCGCCAGAAGGTACACCGGCACCCCGTCGGCGTTGCGGGATCGGATCATGACGCCGGCCGCGCCGTAGCGACCCCACAGCCGTTGCCCGCTGGACGTGTAGAAGTACCCGTCGCCTGCGCCGTCGTCGGTGCTCATCGGCACGAAGTACGCACCCTTGTCGCCGATCTTGATCGGTCCCCGCAGTTTCGTGCGGTCCTCTTTCGCCGCTTCCATCTGGTCGTCAAACACCGACCACCAGTTCAGGGCGGGCGGCTTGGCGGCGTGCTTGCCCTTCGACTGGTTGAAGAAGAACGGGCCGACCACGTTGCTGAGCCAGTCCCGCATCGCCGCCGCCCGGTCGGGGGCGTGGTCGAGTTGGTTGTGCTCACCCTCGAGGTGCTTGGTGACGGTGCTCATGCCAGCGCCCTTTCCAGCCGTTCGGTTCGGGTGCCCTTCGACACGACCCACTGCTTCCACAGGACGGTGACCTCGCACCTGCAGTTCGGGTGGGCGGGTGGTCCCATCAGGAACGACCCGTCCGCGAGCCGGAACTTGTCATCCCACTCGAGGGTGACGTTGTGGAGTCGTTTGCAGATGGGGCAGGTCCGTTCGTCGCGGGCGGTGCGCCACCGCTTCCGCATGTTCGTCGGGTCGACCAGCCCGTCGGTCATCGCCTGCTCCCAGAACATGCGCTGCCCCTCCCAGAGGGCGCGGGTCGTTTCGGTGCGGGCGATGGTGCGTGCTCGGGCGGTCCGCAGTCGGGCGGCGTAGGCGCGGGCGGACTGGTAGGCGCGGGCCGGTGGCACCCCCTGGTTGAGGAGGGTTTGCCGGTGCCGGTCGACCGCTTGGGCGTACCTGTCGTCCAGCCCGATGTATCGGCGCAGCCGCATCGTGATCACGTCGAGGGGTGCGTACTCATTCAGGGACCGTTGCAGCGACCTTGCCATCGTCGCCTGCGTCTGCCCGCTGATCTGGTTCACCAGAGCCATCGAGTGGTCCCTCGCCCACCGCCCCTGCTGGTAGCGGACCATGTCGAGGGTGGGCCGCACCGGGGTGGTCCGCAGGTAGTACCGGGTGGGCAGCCGAATCGCCTGCTCCAGCCCGTCGACCAGTGAGGTTGCCTCCCGGTAGGTGACCGGCCAGTCCGTTGTGATCCGCTTGGCAAGATCGGACCGGGACGTGGCCGCGTCGATCAGCGGGTTGACCTGCTCAGCGATCAACCCGAACGCTTGGTTCACCCCGGTCTGGACGCGCTTCTCAATGCTCGCGGCGAGCGCGGCCAGCCCCGGCAGAGTCTCAGGCACCGTAGAAGTCCTCCGGGGTCAGACCCGTTGACCCCTTCTCGCCTTCCTGGTCACCGGGGATCGTCGGGGTGGGGGGGCCGTCCTGGTCGTCGGACTGCTGCTCCCCCACCTCATCGTTGATCGGGAGCGACCCGGCCTCCCGCAGGTACTGGTCGAGTTTCTCGTCGGGGAACAGTGGTGCGCCGGCCCCGGCGAGGGCGGTGATGTACTGCCCGAGCGCCGCCAGGTCGGGCTTCTCAATGTCGCCGTGAACCAGGGTCGGCAACTGCTCGTCGGACCAGCCGTTCATCTTGATGAGGCGGGGGATGGCGTACCGGTTGAACACCTCGCAGATGCTGTCGAGGAAGGTTCCGAGCGCGGTGCCGAACAGGTTCGTCTTGTCGCTGGACAGCGCAAACGACCCGACCTTCTCGTGGCCGAGCAGGATGAAGTCGGCGAGGGTGGTCATCGCGATCTGCTGGTTGTACCGGTTGATGATCGTGTCCGTGGGGAACTGCCTGGTGCCCCCGGTGCTCAGCAGTTCGAACTTGTAGAGTTGGTTGCCCTGATCGTCGTAGACCAGGGGGAACACGACCGCTTCCTGCCGGTCCCGGCGCACGTTGATCGCAAGCCGCTTGATGTGCTCGAGCAGCGCCTTCTCTTCGGGGGTCGCCGACGACTTCAGGATCTTCGGGTCGACGTACGCCATCGGGAGGCCGGCGAGGTCGCGCTCCACCCCGACCCCTTCGATCTCTTCGATCCGCTTCTTGAAGTACCAGGGGCGGTAGGAGTTGCGGAGCATGCTGCGCCCCTCGGGGTTCCCCTTGTTCGAGACGGTGCGGAACAGCAGCGCCTTCTCAATCGGGATGAAGATCCGCTGGTACGTCGGCCAGGCCCGCTGCCACATGCCGAGCAGGTCACCGGTTTCGTCGTCGAATTCCCAGTTGTCCCACGATTCCTGCGCTCGCGGTGCGAACTTGCGCCACCCGATCTTGCCGTCGTCGAAGCGGCTGGACTCCCCGCCGTCCTTCTTCGGTCCCTGCCGGCGCTTGTAGACGATCTCGTGGTACGACCATCCGAACGGGAGGAACGTGACGATCTCGCTGATCGTGTCCGCCCACGTCATGCTCATGTCGGACAGGCAGCCGTTGACGAACTCTGCGATCTCTTCGTCCTCGGGCTTGTCGGACGCCGGCTCGACCCGCCACGTCACCCCGCGCAGCAGCATGTCAATGGCGAACATGACACCGCCGACGATCGGGTCGTTGTCCCGCATCTCGCGGTAGACCTTCATCGCCTTCTCGCCCTTGAGTTGCGGCAGGAACTCTTCGTAGACGTAGCCGCCTTGGCGCTGCAGACCGGACAGGCCGATCTCGGCCATCTCGGGTGCCTTCTCGGTTGGCTCAGGCATTGGCGATGATCCATTCTCCGTGCGCGAGGGTCCGCGGCTGGCCGGCCTTGGTGCCCTTCAGCGTGTAGTGGAATCGTCCGGGGGTGGCGGTGGCGACACCGGTCAGCACCGTTTCCAGCCGCCCGTTCGTTGCGGCTCCGACGATGCTGCCGGCCCCGGTGAAGAACGCGGACCCGTCGGGGTCGTTGGGGGAGTTCTTGCAGCGCAACGTCAGCGCGCTGTACCCGGTGAGGTCGAAGATCTGCTCGACGCCGTCGAGGTCCTTGTAGCGCAGGTTGAATTCGAGTGTGAGGACGTCACCCTCAACCAGTTCGATGTCCTCGTACATGACTGCCTCTCCGGTGGCGTTGACCAGTCGACGCAGGCTGGTGGGGATAACCGTAGCCGCCAGGACCCGCCTCTCGACCGAGGCTGGGCCGGGCACGAAGTCGTCGACGAGTAGCCGGTAGATGGTTTGGGGGACGGTGACCTGCAGGGTGAGCCGTTCGGAGACGATGCTCGGTGCCCACGCTTGGACCTGCAGGGCGGCGTGCTGCGCGGCGAGCGCGATCTGCGCTCGGACGTCTCGGGCGGTGAGGGTGAGCGCTGCGGCGTCGGGTCGGGTTCCGACGGCGGGGCGGGGGGTTTGCCCGGTGGTGGTGATGGCGGCAAGTCCGGGGGTGGTGCGGAGTGTGCCGTGGGCTTGCTGCGCGGCGAGGGTGGCGAGGGCGACCCCGGCGACGGGCCGCAGGGAGGGTTTCGGGGGGTTCGCGGTGACGCCCAGGCTGGCGGTCCCGGCGTTCGCGATGGCGTTCGTGGACGTGGACGCGGTGGGGTTGTGGGCGGTGGCGGTGATGGGGGCGGTGCCCGCGGTTGCGGTGGTGTTCCCCGACACGGTGACGGTGGCGGCGTTTGCGGCGGCTGTGACGGCCGCTACGCCTGCGGTGGCCCGAACCTGCCCGGTCCCGGCGTTCGAGGCGACAGCGGCGGTTCCTGCCCCGGCACGGGGCGTCACAGCCCGTGATGGGGCGTGCGCGGTGACGGTGACGGTGGCGGCGGTTGCGGTGGCAGCCCCGGATGCGGTGACCGTGGCGGTGTGCCCGGTGGTGGTGATCGTGGCGGTGCCGGCTTGGGCGAAGGTCTGCCCTGCGGTGGAGACGGTGGCCGGCTGCGCCTGCACCTGCCAGGTCGCTGCGCCGGCTGACGCTCGGACCTGCCCTTGCGCCGGCTGGCCGGCGACGGTGGCGGTCGGCTGGCCGGCGCTCGAGCGGACCGTGCCGGTGGCGGGTTGGGCGGTGATAGCCGCGGTCGCCGTGGTCGGGTCGGGTTCCCCGGTCCGCACCCCCCCAGGGTTCTGCGCGGACAGGAGAATCGTGGCGCTCTGGGCGGCGGCGACCACCGTTGGTCGGCCAGTGGGCGCGTGCGCCACCAGCCCGGCAGAGCCGGCACCAGCGGTCACCGTGACCCTGTCCTGCGCCGCCTGCCCGACCACCGTGGCCGTGGCTGCGGTGGCGGTTCCCCGCACCGACACGGTCGGGTTGGCCGCGGTGACGGTCGAGGTCGCAGCGGCGGCGGGTGCGGTCGCCGCGGCGGACGTGGACACGGTGGCGTTCAGACCGGCGATCGTGGCGCTCGCGGCCCCGGCTGCGACCGTGGACGACGCGGTGACCGTGGCCGGTTGCGCCTGCACCGAGATGGCGGCGTGCTCCACCCCGGACGGGCGGATGCTCGCCTTCGGGTCCCACGAAACCAGCACTGAGGTCGGTGGGCCAACCTCGAGCAGTTCGGCTTCCGCAACCCAGAACTGGCCGGTCGGGTTGGACAGGTTCAGCCCGATGAAGCGGACTTCGTACCCGCCGAGTGGGATCTTCGTCGGGTTGTTCCACGCCCCTGCAGGGCTGGACCCGTCGATAGTGACCTCGTGCCGCACCCAGTCCAGCGGCGGCGTCCCCCCAATGTTCCCGAAGTAGAGGTAGGTGCCTGCTGAGACGGTCTGCCCGACCGGGGTGCCGGCGCGAACCGTCCCTCCGGACCATGCCGCGTTCAGGGTGATGACGTTGCCGGTGACGTACGGACTCGCCATCGTCGCGATCA